TTTTCTTCTTCGTCATTATCCGCACCGCCTAGCTTGCCGTATTCCCCGCTTGGATAGTTTTGCCCTTGTTCTAAATTCATCATGTCCGCCTCGTAATCTGGATCTTTAACGAATGGAATTTGATTAATGATAGTACGTTTTGATACATAAGGTGCTAATTTAGGCAACGCCTCAGCAAGATATCCAATATCGGTTGGTAAACTACGACTAAATGTAAACACAATTTTAGAAACATCTACTTCTAATTTATCGTTAAATTTTATAAAAGCTGCCATCGTCTCTGCAACTTCTTTTAATCCTTCTTTGAAGTACTGTTCTTTCGTGTTTGTTTTGGCTTCTAGTGCTATTATTTGCCACTTGCGAGCTTCACCAGAGCTATTGGATTTAAATACTTCATCGTTGAAGTCGATTGACTTTGTGACTGTGTAGTAAAGCTTTTTCAGCTGATTAAGATGATACTCGTTGAAATCTTTGTTAATATCTTTCGTTACATAGCCAACCTTTGCTTGTGGATCTGGTAAATTAATGATGCCTAGCTGTTCCATCATCCTCTGTGCTTCTTCTTCACCTAAACGAGACCCGCTAATCATCATATACGCTAATTTAAATTGCTCTACCTCGTTTTGCTGGTCTGACAGGCTTCTATCAAATGCATCAGAAAGTTCCTCTGCTACTTCAAAATCACAATAACGGTTCGTGTTGTTTTTAAATTCTGATAGGTAGAACGTTTCTAAAGGGTTATCAGTTTCTGCTGTCAATTTAAATGTTTCAGCCGCATTCATTAAATTCGTTTCCACATATCTGTTATACGTTAAGATTTTTTTCTTAGTAACAACTTTCATTTCTTCGAAAAATTTCTTTTGGTGTGTGTCATATTTCTCTCGAATGAAAATATCTGCATTCTCATATTTTTCGGCTCTCCACGGCTCAACATTACTTGCCCACAATTGCCACTCGCCCTCAGTTTTAACGGGTTCTAACAAACGAAAAGCCACCCCACAAGCGCCTTGATATCGTGCCGTGTCCGAATCCAACATTGCGAATCGCATTTCTTTAACTAATTCTGCTAGTCTATCGAATTCTTTAGGCGTTTTAATTTTCGCGCTGACGTTACCTAAAAATAAATCCTTTGTTTTTTGAATTAAGGACTTTCTTTGTTCTGTAATATCATAATCCCATTTAACTGGGATACCTGTGAAATGATCAGCTGCTTGATCAACAATGGTGTTGTATAAGCCAGCGTGAAGTTTATTATTCACTTTTATAATTTTTGTGTTTGGTTTAGGTCTGCTATCAATCTCATTTTCTTCACTTGTATAAGCTTTGTATTTACGCTCTCTGTCATCAAAAAATGGCTTCATCTCTGTTATAAAGTCATTTGGATCAAACAGCTCTTCGTTTATTTGCGTAGAATATTTCGTTCGTAATCTTTTATATCGACTCAATGTTAAATCACTTTGGAACAATCATTCCACCTCCTAAAATTGGATAAATTGAACTTTATTGTCATTTGCTAACGTTTCTACAATTCCTGTAACTGCATCTGGTGCATCATCATGTTTATTTTTTCCCTCTCTTTGGTAGGTCGTCATAGCTTCATAAAAATCTGGCCATCTTATTTTCCAATCAGAAGGGAAAAACACGTTATTTTCAACAAGTGCCGCATTAGAAAGGATACGCGATTGTTTGTTTGCCGATTGATGAAATGGCTCGTAATAAGCTCCACGATATCCTCGTTCTTTAACGATTCTTTCTGAATTACGAGAAAAACCACGCCCACCAGAGTTAGACTCAATGCGGGCATGGTTCACCTGATTATTTTTAATTTGTTCTGCATGCGCTGTTTCCGTTTGTTCCATTGGTTCTTTTGTAAACAGAACATCCAATACTTCTGCTTTATGTTCTTCTGTCTCACCAAAAACAATTGAACACAAGTTGTCAGCACCTTTATCTGCCGTATCTGTATAATTCCATATTTTGATATAATTTGAACGCGTTTCATAAGTTGAAAACTTTTGATACAGTCGTCCTTTTAAATCAATTGGTTCTTGTTGGTAGTTAGCTGAAGCAATGTCTGCACCCATTGTTTTCTTTTTGCGGAAATATTCTTCCTTGGAAAGCACAGACTCACAAAGCATTGTATCCGTTTCTTCATCGTACGCTTTCATGCTAATATGTTTTACTTTATAACCTGATTGCGGTAATTCTTTTAATGCTTTACCTGCTAAATCATTAGAATTCCATCTGGTCATAATGATGATGATTTTGCCGCCTGTTTCTAAACGAGATAGCATCGTATTAACAAACCACTCCCAGTGTTTCTCTAATACCATAGCATTATTTGCTTCTTCAGCATTTTTAATTAAATCATCAATGATAATAATGTCTGCACCAAACCCTGTAGCTGTACCAGTTGGTGACGTTGCTAGATAATTGTTATATCCGCCGGTCAAACTCCATAGATTCATGGCCCCATCACCAGACTTTATCTCTACACCAGGGAATACATCTGAAAATACAACTCTGTTTTCATCAGCTTTTATTTCTTGAATAGTATTCCTTACGCTTTTAGAAAATGTTGTAGATAGCGTTTCGTTATATGATCCCGTCATTATTTTTTTTCGAGTGTCATTCCCTAACAACCATTCTACGAATTTACCAGCAGTTCTGGATTTCCCATGCCTTGGCGGTTCGTTGATAACTAGAACGTCATCGTCGCTATCATAAATGAATTCTTGCAGGTCATCGCATAACTCTTTTAAGTACTCTCTGTCTTGCTTATAAAAGTCAGATGCAGTTAATTTACAATAGTCCCAAAAATAACGACGGGATAATTCTAACTTCGCGCCTAAAACGATTTTATCCATCGCCTTCAGCTAACTTTCTTAATTCTTTTTCAGACAAACCAGCAAAAGGATTGTTAACAGACATTTCACCAGAAACTTGTGTTTCTTTCTTATCTCTCCACTCATCTGGTTTTCTATTTTTCAACCAGAAAATAGCTGCAGTTGGATTAGGAGCTACTTGTTTTGTTACTTCTTTTGTAACAACTAGCTCTGTTCTATCTTCTTTTTTTGGTAAACTTAACACAAACGATATATAGTCAGTGATTTTATTTGCTTTGTATTTATCATAAAAATTCTGGTTCTGATACCACGATAACCACTGATGATCCTTTTTACTTGAATTGCAAGAACGACATGCAGGAACTACATTCGAAAAAGTCAACTCTCCTCCTTTTTTTAATGGGTCAAGATGATCTTTGGTTATTTCATCTGAATCACCGCAATACGCACAGCTGTAATTAAAATAAGCAAGTGCTGTTTCCCACTCTTCTTCTGTCAAAGCCGATTCACCGTTATGTCGTTTCTTTTGGCCGTTATCAGCCATTCGCTCTTTTGTAACTTCGGTATATTCGTAACCCACTGCACTCTTAAATAAAGCATTCTCCACTTGGCGATCGACAACTTCTTTGCCTTTTTTTAAGGCTGCCGAAAGTGCCGGAAATTTTTTTACCCATTCTCTAAAAGTTGAATAAGCTACACCAATGTTTTCAGCTATCTGCTTATCGATGAGGCCATCTCGTGCCCACCCTTCGATTTTAATTAACCCTTCGTCAGTCAGCCACTCTGTGTACTTTGCCATGACCTCACCTCCATTGTAATTTTATGTATAAAAAGAGACATCCTACAAGCGAATGCCTCCTCGTGAAGGATAGAAACATCTATTGACGTTTCCTAATTTATTTAAGTGGTTTTGCCACTTATTGGCGTGACAGGAGTCGAACCTGCATGTACTTGATTAAAAATCAACCGCTCTCACCAATTGAGCTACAGGCCAATATTTAAAAACAAAAAATTCTTCATTATAAAAAGCCATCGCATATACGATGACTTGATTTTTATTTCATTCTTACTTTATTTATCATTTTTCTTAGCATAAGTGTTGAAATAACAAAGTATATTATACCTACTAAAGAAAATGCTTTTTGTATAAATAAAAGATACTTCAATAAAAGGGTTACGTTAAAGAATAAAATTAAAATTTCCAACAAGATAGCCATAATAAGATAAAACAATCCAAAGTATACTGGGCTATAATACTTATCAATATAACCTGCAGTATCTTTTTCTTGTATCTCTTCTCTTGAGTTAAATTCAACCATGTTACCAAGCATTGAATATAAAAAACCAGAAAAAATTGTGTTAACAGTTAATAGATTGTATAAACTATCAGAATCGACCACTTTAGGTAACGATTCTCTTTGACAGATAAGGATAACAACAATTATTGCTGTTGAAGCCATAAATACAATAGAAGTAAAAGTATTGTCTTTATAGTATTCTTTCATAATAACGTCACCCTCTTTCAAAAAACTATTATTCCAAAACGTCATTCTCAATTCCAATATATCTTAATATTGCTTGTTCATTCTGTTGAGACTTATACCATAATTGATCTTCTATTGAAGATTGAATAGACTTTACATCTGTCAGACTGCCTACATTGTATTCAAAATTGACATTTTTTGTAAACGGATTATCCACTAGTTTAAAGTCTTGCATCATCTCATCATTGTCATCTCTAGCTTTTATTTTAAAGTTCAATCCTTTTTTTCGTACTGATTTAAAAAATGTTTCGGCATTTTCATGATTTTCAAAAACTGATGTTTTCCTTTTTTCAGCTTTTAATGTCACTCCGACTTTTATACCTTTTTGATTTTGTAAAAGGTCATACTCTCTTTCAGTAAGCCCTAAAAGTTTTTTGGTATATTCTGGCGGTATCGTTAAATCATAATACATAGTTCCTATTATATCTTTTCCGCTCAACGCCTTTATTGCATTCTCATCAACTAAACATTCAATCCAACCCCATATTTTATCAGTACTTTTAAATTCATTTGTAATCAATGCTGAAAGATAAGAGATACTAGGTGCAGTGCTTTCTTTTATATATGACACAGCGAAAGTAGATTTATTGATTAAAAAATAAGAAAATGATTCAAATAACTCATCAGTAGCTTTACTAATATTTCTTGGTTCCAAAGTGTCGCTTTTCCTAATTTGGAATTGATTAATATCATGTTCTCTTCCTAATTTTCCAAATACATAAGAATCATTATTTGTAATTACTTCTAAAATAGCTGATTGTCCATTAGGTTTATCCAAATCTTTAAGTATTTTTATTGAAGAATTTGAATTCAATTTATTCTTGACGATTTCGTCAAGAATTACTAATTTAGATTTTATATCCAAAAATTCTTGTACTGAATTTCCTTTTGAATCTAAACCTAATCTATACATATCAAATTTAAAGAAGTGGATTTTTTTAATCTTTTTCACTATAAACATCTCCTTATTAAATTATTATCTGCTATATTTATTAAATCAAAAAAAAAGTCCGAAAAACAAGCGTTTTTCTAGACTTCTTTTACGCAGACATAATCATAAGGATTATACTTCTTATTATACACACGAACTAGAGTTCGGTCAAGGATGTTACCACTTGCAAACCTGTAGAAAAAAGAGGAGGTTATTCACCTCACTTCATTTTATTGAGAACGTAAGTCTGCAAGTGAC